ATAGGTTGAAAATATTATGATAAAGAAAATCACCCAAATGTTCCATTACTCAGCTTCCTCGCTTTTGGCTTTAACCGTGCGCAATCTTCCGGCAAAATCTGCCGCGCCTTCAACGCCTGTATACAAAGCTGTTATAGCTGAAATAAGTATAAGGTCTTCAGAATTCATGAAATGCCCTAGTTTGGCGTTGAGTGCCACTATAGCAACAACTGCGACATAAGCTATCCATTTACGACTTTTAAACGGGCTTGACGTTTTCTCTTTCGGTAAAACAGCGTCCGCAGTCTTTACAGCGACATCAAGCAAAGCATTAATTATGAACTCCTTGCCTAAAGTCGCAGGTGAAGTGACATTTGTAATCACATTAAATATATCGTCTGCCTTCACATCTACTAAAGCTCTCACCTCTTTGGGCGGAGTTGTCGCACTCTTTAAAAATTTACTTATATTAATCCCCATCCTTTTTCTCCTTTCACTGCTTTATTAAAGTTAATTGCCATAATTATCACCTCTCTTTTTTTAATCATTATTGTCTGAGCTCATCTCTATAAAGTCAAGCAGGATTTGTTTTTCTTGAATCAACTCAACAAGTTCACGGCGAGCTTCGATGTCGCGCTCGTCTGTGTTTTCAAGGCGTTCAATAAAATACTCCAAGCACCGTTCTATATCGCTTGTCCTGCTCATTTTTTTTACGACTTAAAGCCCGGTGTCGGCTTTATCACCAATTGGAATGTATCGGAAACGACCGTCTTTCCGGTTGTCTCATCATCTGCTGATTTTAGAAAAACCTTATAAGTTATTCCGTGTTTTGTTACATCAATCGGCAGCGGGAAAGTGACACGTCCATTAATAATCTCAAGCACAGGTGACTTACATTTTACCTTGCACCGCGTTCGCTGATTGCCCCTAATTTTATTGTATGAACCAACGAAATGAATATTATACAAGCGCGCGTCTTTGTCTAAACGATTACCAATATCGAGCACTAAATTTACGCTATTGTTGTCGCCCTGGTTTCCGCCATTTACGGTAAAGCCGTTACTTCCTTGCCATTTTAGCCCTTGCGAATATCTTGAAAAAGCCGTGCTCACTCTTTAATTTCCTCACCACTAACCGCTGATTCCGAATTTTCGTTTTCAGCAGGCTTATCGACCTCTATATAATTACTCTTTTTATCCTGTATGCCGAGATACAATCTCTCACCCATTATTGCACCGTCTTCCTTTCGCGCAATGAGCTTTCCCTCATTGGCAATCAATTCCGTAAGTTCTACCTTTTCCGTTTTCATATTTCTCTCCTTAGTTTATAGTGTAATTTTTCTGTGTGAATATCAGCTTTTCAGCAGCTGACAGTTTTGCGAGATTTGTTGCGCCAAAGGTAATTGTTCCGGCAGTCATTCCAACGCGCGAAGCAATATTATTGCCGTAATTTACCATTGCACTCTTTGATAAATGTATACATCTCGTAAAGTCTACAAGATAACGAATATTAAATCCGCTATCGCAAGTGATGGCGCGTAATGAGGCTGAGTAAGCGTTTGAGCTCACAGAACCGTAATTCATAACTTGCATTGCAAGGTCTGTATTTGGCATCACAGGGAAATGAAGCTGTTTAATGCCACCAACAACACTAAATCCTTGCGCGCGTATCAGTTCGCCAACAACACTGTAATAAGCCAACATACCTTGCGCGCTACTAATGGTCGCGAGATTTTTGGGCATAACAAATTTATCAGGTAAAATACTTGTCATACTCAACATGCCAACCTCTGTAATAGTTGAAGGTATTTTAAGGGATTTAAAACCGCTTATCATATACGCCATATCAAAGGACTGCTGACCTATCTTTGTCATTCCTTCCGGTAGTTCAACATGGCGTAAATCTTTCATAATCCCAAAGCGGAAAGAGGTGTTTGCCGTGCCACGTGCATTTTCACCGCAGGTTATCATTTCAAGTGGGGTCATATTATAGTTGCTATCGGTCAATGTTGAGTAATTTATGACCGAGCGCACTTCGAAATTATCCATATGAATCCACAACGCATTATTATTTTGTGTCCATATGTAGTCGTAATTATCAAAGGTGATGTACGAGCTTGGCTGGTTGCGCAAATAGGTGATGACATAACGCGTCTTGTAGCCTTGCGCGCAAGTTTGATAATCTCTTGATTCATCCCATGTATGTGTGACTTGTCCGGAAATATTTGCGGATTCATAACGCGCACCGTCTGACGTTATCCAAATAGCTTGCGCTGAACCGTGTCCGAATGTGCTTGAATACTGCGAAAACATGGTTGTTGCCTTACTGTCAAAGAGCAGGGTCACAGCAGCTGCCTTATACTCGTTGCTACTTCCATCATATAAGAGCGGAGCGTTTGCCATGACTTGACGAATATCTATCCAACCGTCAACAGGGCTCGAGTAAGGGTCTGCTCCGGACTGTCCTGCCGCGTAACCTGCCGCATAACCCACTGTGTACCCTTCTGTAAATCCTGCTGCTCTTCCTTCGGTGTAGCCCGCTTCACGTCCTTCCGTAAAACCGACAGTATGTCCTTCTGTGTAGCCTTCCGCAAAGCCTGCTGTACGCCCTTCAGAATAACCGGCAGTGCGACCTTCGGCAAACCCGGTCGCATACCCCTCAGTATACCCTGCTGTACGACCCTCACCAAATCCGGTGGTATAACCTAAATCATAGCCCTTTTGCTCTACAAATGCAAGCACGTCAGCTATGACAGTGCGCAAGATGGTGTCGTAATCCTTCCAGTCAGTTTCCGGAGTTATATGTTCTTGGTTGACCTTATCTTTTAAGTAATTTATAGTCTTATAGTGGTCGCCGCGTATCTTTTGCAAAAGTTGTTGATAGTCTGCTACGCTTATGAGCTCTGCAGGGTATGCATCACTCATTTTTGTGCCAAATACAAGCTCCTGCAACAGTAAAATCATAAGTTGATCAGCGCCGCCACCGCCACCACCGCCGACATCAGCAAGTAGTCTTCTGTTCTTATCATAAACAGCCATTATTCCTCAACCTCCTCTTCAACATGGTATAACCAAACATTCTTATATCCTTCATCAGGTAAATTATCAAACTCTTCTTGCGTTCCGTACCAAAAATGAATTTCATCCCTGTCATCTCTTGACTTTACAGCCACAACACGAAGCGCGCCGTCAATATCTTTAATAGTCTCACCATCAGCGATACCGCCGCTCCCTATAAAGCTCGTAATGTTTATCGACTGCATTATAATACGATTTGTGGTAATATCAATCTGTGTTTGAACTGAACTAAGCTCATTATTCTGTGCATCATAAAGCTTCACGCTGTTTACAACAGTTATCGGAAGATCTTCCGGTATTTCTAAATGATAAGTAAATACGCTTCCGGTAAGCTCTTTATAAACAAAAGAGGAAAGCACATAAAAATCATTTATCCTAGCTGATGTAACCGTATCTTTTGTAAAACCGCTCAGCTGATTGAGCAAATTCTGATGTATGGCCATAATTATTCAACCTCACAATTAACAAGTCGACCAATAACAGAGCTCAATACTGCGTTGCCTCTATTATCAACGACTACAGAGATTTGGTGACGACTGGAGTTGTCCCAAGTTCCAAGCGATATTTGCCCTGTTTTATGCGCGCCAATAGATACTCCGGACGCCACACCGTTAACATAAACTCTCGTTGTATCGTCTGATTCATAGACTGTCAAAAACTTCTCGCCGGTTGCTGTTGACCTCGCCCAAAATGAAATCATCATAGTCCTAAATGTCGGTGTGTTATTATCTGTAAATTGTGACTGAATCCACAATGATTTTGGCGTAAAAACATCTACAACCCCGTAAGGCATCGAAGGGCTGGAACGTGGCGGTAAAGTGTTTGTATAAAGAGTTGTATAAAAATATATCTCTGCACTTCTTAAATTACTTATATTCCTGTAAGCAGCGGGTGACATAAGCCCCGGTGTATTATCATTTGCTAATGGGTGTTGGTTGCTCCCTCCGGTCCATGGCGCTAAGTGGTCGTTCGCCCACTGTTGTGATAAACCAAAATCAGTTGATACTATCAAGCTTATTTCTGCAGCATGGGAAAGGTGCGTATTAATCTTAAACACCTTCAGAAGAGTTGCGCCGGAGGTGTGCGGTGAGAAGTACGCAATATCTTCATCCGTAAACTGCACATAAAAGACTAAAATAGGTGTATCAGCAGTGCCGGAACGGCGACCATAAACGCCCAACTCCTTTAATTCAAACCCTGTTGTGAGTGACTGGTTATTCACCTCTATGTTTATGAAATATTGGTCAGTAGAATCTTTTCTAACATTTACCGAGCCAATATTCATCTTTTCGTTTATGATTTCCACAAGGTCTGTTGGTGGAAACGAGGGTACACCATCACCCAGTCGTGCGACTGTGTACTGTACTTGAAACCCACCATTAACCGCGCCGTTTAAAAGCGTACGTCCTATATTTGTCATTGTTGTAGTTATAGCCATAGTTTGATTATCCTTTATCCCAATAAATGTCATGAATAACGAGTGCTGTTGCCTCATAAATAGTTGCACTGCAATCAGTTATCCCTTCCGGTCTTTCAACTAAAAATAGGTGTTGCGAAACCCGTTTAACCTGTTCTATGGAGTTATAGAACATATTCAGCTGTGTCTGCGTCCAACCGTTTGGCGAAACCGCAAGCATAAGCCCACGGTCAATATTTGCTTCAAAGTATTCAGAAATATCTGCCTCGTTACCAAAAATATCTTTTATAAACTCACGCAAAAACTCAACCGTTGCACAACGTTTATTGTCCTCACCGGAGCTTTCTATTGCCGCAACTTTTCGTGGTTTGTCCCAACCCAAATTATAATACGGCACACGGACCACCTTTTGCGCCAACGAGTCCAAAAACCACTCCGGAAGTTCTATAAGCCGTCCCCAAAAATCGGTATACAAGCCAACATCAAAAAGCAGTTCATTAAGCACGCGTTCAACCGCCTTTACAGAAGCTGCATCATAAGCGTTTTCCGTAAAAGCATCGGGCATAAGCCCAAAGAGATCTATTCTGTCTGTAATATAGTTTTCTGCCATTTTTTTTTAAACAAAGTCCACAAATTTTATGCTTGTATCATCAATATCATTTGTGCAGTGCAATACTCGCCCTTTATTGAGGCGCTGCGGAACAGGTGAAGCAACTGATATGTTTTTAGCTCCAACCTGCCGCATGCGCGCGGTGAGGTCGTCAATGTCTATAAAGCCGCCTATATTTACGCTCTCATCATTCACCCAACTTTGCACAGCCAATAAAACATCAGCTTTTACTTGGCTCAAATTCAGCGCATTCTCGCGCTCAACATAATAAGAAACGTCAAGCGTAACATCATAATATGTTGGCGCGTAAACATAAATCTTTTCGTTTTGTAAACGCCTTATCGGGTCTTGCACACAGTTGTTTACTGTCAGCAAATCTCGCTCATTCGGTAAGATACCGCCACGCAAAATAAAATAAAGCTCTACAATGTTTTCAGGCGGTGGCGGCGAGTAAACTTGCATTCCGGCAACATTTTGCAAAGCCGCGTTTATCTGCGCTTTATACTGATAAACTGTGCCGCCAATAGCTTTATCGCCTTGCGCATAGAAGATATTTTGCAGCATGGCCACATCATCGTCATAGTCATTTCCGCCAGATGTCACCGTAATATTCTGTATGGTAAATTTAGGGATTTCGGTTACAACATTTAGTTCTGTAACGGTATTAAGCGTGCCAATAGCAAAGCCATTTCCGCGCTGTCCTTCAACGGTTGCAGTTAAGGTTACAATGGTTGATGGCTCACCGGCACGCGCGGTAATACGTCCGCTAAAATCCGGTTCACCGTCCACTTTGTCGCCGCTCCTATAAACCGTAATATCTGCCGCGCCGTCAGCCAGTGGTACAGTTTCCCAGTTTATATTAAATACAGCAGTTGCCGCTGACGGCTGTCTTCTGACCGCACCAACAATTCTTCCAAGATAATCTAACCCAACACCCTCTGCCTGTTCCGGGTCAAGCGAACCGCGAAGGTCAGTGTCAAACTGCGCTGCCAACTCATTCAATAACCCGGCAACTGCCTTGTATTGTAAAAGCAGTAAGGAGTTTTGCGGAATCCTGCCTCCACTGAGTTCACTCTCAGCGTAAGTTATAAGTCTGCTGTATATACTGTCAACACTGTATTTATTGCGCCAGTCAACTAACATTCGGTTTTGTAAATCCATCTTCTTCTAGATTCCTTTAAAAATCAAGCTTGGTCGTAAAATGCCGTTATCTTCAGCTTGAACATCGATGCGTGCAACTTCAACCCCGCTCACGTACCGATTTAAGTTTGAAAAAATATCTGTTGCAAGCATGGCATAAGCCACACCCTGCGGCTTATCAACTATGTCAAACGGCAGTCCGAAATTTCTGTTATACGGTAGCGTTCTTTTTGTTGTGTTGAGATACGCTTTTATGATGCTGTGCGTACACCAAGCAGAATCGAAGTTGTTCCAAATACTATTCTCCGCATCCAAAACAACATCTCTCTCTTTTACGTTCATGCTTGAGAGCGCAACCGCTCCGACTGTGACCTGTATATTTTCTTGACCTATGTTATTCATAATATCCATTTTTTATTTATCCTTGGCCATTGTATCCGTCCATATCTTCGTTCACTTCAACAAACGTTACGGCTAAATACATAATTGCCCTTGTCGGCTCGTCATAGCTCTTAGAGATGCCGGAGATTGACCAAAAAGCAGTATTATTGCCATCTGTCTTTTCCGGAACACCATTTATGATAATTGGTGCTATAACCTTTTCAGCCATAGCTCTACGGAGTTCGTTTTCCATATCAACAGGACTAACACCCAAAAGCTCAGTCATTACTAAATTAACGGAAAAATCAGCGGGATTTTTGCCGTTATTATCAGTTAAAAACATCTCATTACAATTTTTAAAAGTGCTTATGTCTTGACTATCGCTTCTATTCTCACCATTAAACGGCACGCGCGCCGTACCAACTTCCATTCTGTATGTCAGATTTCCAAAGACAAACGCTTTTTCGTTCTTTACTGTACTTTTCTTAGCATCTGTAGGAATCTCTGCCGGAGGCTGCTGCTGTATATAAAGCTCTTTTCCGGCACGGACCATAGCGGACATCTCTTGGATAGAGTAATGTTCGCCCGGTTCGGGCAAATATTTTCCCGGAACAGGTATAAAAGACATTACTGTGGCCCTCCTGTATTACTTCCACCGCTCTCTACACCACCATGCGTGTGACTTGTAAGCGATATTCCACCGGCTTTTATGTCACCGGATGCGGCTATGTTGCCATCAACCGAAATATTACCGATAACCTCAATATTTCCTGTAATTTTCACATTTCCATCCAGTTTCAATGTTCCGCCCTTTAAGTCAATTACTAAATCATTTTCATTTTCAAGCTCCGGCAAATCGTCTTCCGGAACGCTCCCTAAATAAACAAAGTCATCAGCTGCGCCGTGCATCCTTAAAACCGCGCATCTGTCACCAACAGCGGGTGAAAAAGTAAGGTGCGCTTTAGATCCTGCAAGGGGAGTTGAGAGTGGAATCCAGTCGGTCTTTAACACAACGCAATCCACCTTGACGTACCTCTTTTTAAGGTCAACATCTGTAACTCGTCCTACGTATCCAGCCGCCATGCTCTCTCCAATGTAAGCGAACACTCTAAACCCTGCCCGCTATACGCATAATTCACGCTTTTTAAGTCGTATGTTCCGTCAGTTTGCACATCAAAATCAACTGCCTTTATAACGTCACCACAGTAATATTTGTCATACAACAACCCCGGCAAGCTCACGCTCAACGTGTCAATGTCGCGATTTTGTGCGAAATAAATATTCTTAGCCAAGCGGTTTCCTTCACCCTCATTCGGAAAACTAATATCGCTCAAACTCTGTTTCTTAGCGTCTTTATCGCCGTAAAATCCTTTAATTTCTTTACTTTTGGCACTGTTCCACGTCAACTCCACGCAGCCAAAGACTTCATTAGCGTTTGTGTAAAAGCTATAATCAGGTGAGACAATGCCCTCTTTTATCACCTTTGGTGCGGTCGGGTTCACGCCTTCGTAAATAATGATAGTGTCGTTTTCCACCTTGCTTTTTGCGCCGCAATAGATCTCTGCGACTTCCCTTATCACATCACCGTAGGTTCTGTTATTTTGCGAAATAGACATGATAGGGTAATCTTTCGGCAAATCGTACTGATGTTTCATGCCGACTATTTCAGCTATTTTCTTTAAAATGCCCGCAGCAGACGTGTCGCGATAGATCTCATCTTCGTTTTGTTTTTTTATCAAACTTGCAGGGTTTACACCATTGCCGGTTATAGTAAACCCCTCTTTTGATAGCTTTATCGAAGAAACGCTAAACTTTCCGCAATAAAACTCGGTAAAATCACGTTTAAACCACATTTCAAAGGTATCTTCTTTGGTTGGCGGTGTGGTATTACGTATAACCTTTTTTAAATCCTTTATTTCTATTTGCGCCTCATTTATCTGATTTTCTGCATCAGAAAAGGTTGCCGAGCTTATAAACGCCACGCGCGTTTTCGTGGTGTCAATATTTAACTTCTTTCCGGTATATTTTAATATTACGGAAACAGCCACGTTACGCCCTCCACTTCGGCAGGTCTTCAACAATAGCGGGCAAAACAACATCCGGCAACTCTATAATAGTTCCGGGCGGAAGTTGCCACAGTTTACGCTGTCGTTTATTGTAAGATCTGAGACGTGCGGCGAACGTCTCATTGCCGTAAACTTTATACGCGATTTCGTCCCAAGTTTCATAATAAGGAGTCAAGTATATTTTTGCGCTCATGCTAAAACACGCCTCCTCTGCTCACGCTCAATTTCAAGCAACGTACGCTTCACCTCTTGCGCTACAGCTTTTGGGTCATTTGATGCTATGTTTATGGTATAGCTGTTGTTATAAACAGCACTTTGTCTTTGGCTTCCGGTAGCGCCGAGAAGAGATGCTGCTTGCGCCAACACCTCGCGTCCGCGCCGTGGTTTACTTAAAGGTATGATTGCCTCCGGACCGTCTTCGCCGACCATGCCAATATGTGCGCGATTAATGATACCTCCGGTAGCCCACGCTTTTGTACTACCACTTTTTTTAGTACCGGAATAATGCTTAGTTATTGGATTGCTCCCATAAGTTTCTTCGAAAGACCTTGCAACAAGTTGTACATGTGTCACATTATTACTAGTACCAGTCCCATCTGCACTTGGTTTAAACCCGTATTTTTGCGCCACTGGTAAGGATTCCATTTTTCTGTTAGCAGCATCTATCTCTCCGTTCGCTCTATTTATTTGATTAGCAGCATCCATCATTAAGCCGATAAATACTCCTAAAACAGCTATAATACCACCAGCAGCAAGCATTCCTGCAGATAAACCACCAAATGCAGTTAAAAGACCACCGGCATTACCACCAGTTATTTGCATTGCTCCACCGGCTAGTTTTACAACATCCTTTATCTTGCCAAACTTTGCAACCATACCGAGACCTTTAAGAATTAAAAACGCTTCACGTGTTTTCAAAATACCTTGTACTAATGGACCGAAACCAATAGCTAAAAGTGTTAAAGTTGTTATAACATTTTGTGCACCCGGACTGAGTTTGTTAAACCAGTCTAAAACATCTTTTATTCCGCTTGTTACAGTTGTAAAAATAGGCATTGCAGCTTCGCCAAATTCTATCGCTGTGACTCTTAATGTTTGCATTAGTTTTTCTAACCTAACCGCTTCAGTTTCAGACATAGTGTCGTAAGCTCTTTGCGCTGTACCACCGGAATTCTGCATCTCACCGACAAGATTATTATACTCTTTTGCGCCATCGGCAAGTAAAGAGTTAGCAGCTTTCAACCCTCTTTGGTCAAAGATATTTGCCATTGTTAAACCTTTGCCTGTGGCATGCTTATTAAGCATCTCTAGAATATCAACAACGCTTTTACCTTCTTTCTGTAACTCAGTAAAGCCCTTACCGGAAACCTCTCTAAGCGCCTTATCTGCCTTGCTTCCGGTTTTAGTCATGGAGATAAGCAAGTTATTAATAGCCGTAGTAGACTCTGCCGCATCAATACCTTTGATGGTCATAGTTGAGTACATAGCGCCAAGCTCATCAATACTCGTTCCCGCCATATTAGCAGTCGCGATAATCGTACCGATATTTGATGCAAGCTCATCAATAACTACCTTGCCCTTATCCTGTGTCTTAAAGAGTACATCCATGTAATGGTCAGTGTCTTTTACGCTTGTTCCGTAACCATTAATAATATTTGTCAGCACGTCAACTGAAGTCGCAAGATCTGTGCTGCCGCCGACTGCAAGCTTAGACGCTTTTTCCACAAACGCCAAACTGTCTTTGGTATCAATCCCTGAAGAGATGGATTCATAAACCGCAGTTGTCACATCCGCCAAATCTTTGCCGGTTTCCATAGCTATTTTCTTTATACCGTCACTCAAAGATTCAAGCGAGACAGTCGAGGTGTCGGCAATAGTGCTTATTTGCGCCAAACCCCGTTGAAGCTGAATAGTCTCTTTTACACCATAGCCAACCGCCGCCGCCAAAGGGAGTGAAACGTTTCGCGTCCACTTCTTTGCGCCGTCCATCATCACCTTATTTCTGCGCTCAAAAGCTGTAGAGTCTTTCTTTATTTGATTTACCGTTTGCTGGTATGATTTATCAATCTGACCTACGAGTTTAACCATCAATGAATGATCTGATTTTGCCATAATGTTTTACCTATTCCTGGTAGAGAGCATTGCCGTGAGTTGCCCAATAAAATCACCCTGCTCTTTTGCCGCTGCTTTAGCTTCCACAGCGGCATTAGTCATAAGCTGAAAGTCCATAATCGGCATTTTCATACAGTCTAAATAGCCGACATTTAAGTGCTGACCTATAAGCGCTATGCTCTTTATGATATTTATCCGCCCAGCTTCAGCGCGGATGTTATAAAAAAATTGCGGTTCACCATATTAATCGCCAAAGCATTTAGAAGACTGAACTTTTTCATTTGCGCAAAAGGTATTTTTGACGCATGGGAAAATGCAACAAGCATTCCCTCAGACGACGGCAAGCTGTAAGTTGTTACAAGACCATCTTCAAGGTCGTTTGCAGTATATGGTATTTGTTTTAAGTTTAAAAACATTTCCAAGGTCAAGCGCATAAAGTCGTACTCTATTTCCGTGATTTCCTTCTCTTCTGTCTCACCTTCAAAGGTCACTTTTTCCGGATTGTTTAACTTAATAACACCCTTATGCAACTGCTTTAATGCCTCTTCAAGCTCTTCTTGCGTGACTTCCGGCTCTTTATTTTCCGCCTCGAGCTTGTCCTGCTCTTTTAAGCGCTCTTCCCTTAAAGCATCAAGATTAGCCGGGGAAAGCTTTTCTTGGCTGTCCCCGCTAACCTCTGTAGTTTCTGTTTCCGGAATCATTCCGGCAATTTCTAAAATGTCTTTGCCCATTTTTTACCCTTCAAGATTATCTGCTTAATAGCGAAGCCAAATCGCTGCTGACCTCAACGCCGTGGTATCTGATAGTTCCGCTCAGTTTATCCATAAAGAAGACCTCTTCACCATTATATTTACGAATATAAACCAACACCTCTATTTCAACCGCGCCCTCAGCACCGGATGCTTGCGTAACAGAGCCGCCCGGAGTATTCTTTACGACACCCTCTATGTACGCCTCGTTGCCGCGCAAGACTGCAACACCGGAGCGGGTGTCCTGTCCGCTTGTCGCCCATTTTACGGTAAAATCAGCTTTTGCGCCCAAGACAAAGCGTGTGACATCATCAACTAAATTACTAAAGTTAATGGTTGCCACGGCTGTATCAATAATACACGGCACCGGAATATTAATTGTTCCGTGATTGCTAATATCCACCGCCTGCGCTGTGATAGTCGGAAGTTCAACGCTGTTTACACCAAGGACTTTGTCAACGTCTTGACCTATAAATAAAGCTAAGTCAGCGGTCGCTGCCGGAATAAATAAACTGTTTACAGCCATCTTAATTTCCTCCTATGAGTTGTGTAACCCAACTTCGTCCAAGTTCTAAATCGAAATAAGTGCGAATGATTATTCCCTCTGCCGGAGCACCCTTGCCCTGAATAACGTCGATAATCACTTTGCCATTATCAAGAGTTTCTGCTGTATTAAGCTCACGATTTAAGACAACTTCAAAGTTGCCTTCTATAGCTTTCGCTTTACTCATGCGGTTTAGTGTAATATTGATTTGCGTGACAAGCCCTTCTATCATTCCTAAGCCCATATTTTGGTCAACGCTATTTATAAGGTCTCGCTGAAATGTGTTAAAGATGTGGTTTCGAGCTATTCTAAAACTGCCCCAAACGTGACTGACCTCGTCAGAGTTACGATTTGAAAGCAAACGGTTTCCAAGAGTTCTATAACCTTGGCTGTAAAGACCGGTATTTACGCAAGAGTTATTGACTATGGTTGCAGGTTTTAAATCCATATAAAGACGCTCACCTTTGCCGTTATAAAGTCCTGTACAGTTTGCTACAACCTCATTACTTCCGCCACCGCGCGGCACACCGCTATTTTGTGCAACGCCACGCGCTAAAATAGCAGCTTTAACAACTGAGCCGTGAACATTAGCGCCACCAAAAGCCCAACGCGCCCACTCGCCGTAACCGGGGATTGTGTAATTTTTTGCCACATTTTCAACTTTTTCAAGAACATCAGCATTTTCTGCGTCATCCGGAATATCAATAATAGCGGTTGCAAACCAACGTCCGCCGTATGGACTTTCCTCGTCAGTGTATTTTTGCATAGCCGCATAAGTAAGTGGCTGATGACCGAATCCGGGGGCTATTAAAACCTCGGGGCTTCCAGTCTCAGTTTTAGGATAGATAATCTCAAGTTCGTTAAACCCTTTAGCAACATCTGCATCATTAACACCGGCAAAGCTGGCTGCAATGAATTTGTTCTGAACAGTGATTTGAGTACTATCCGTTGGAATGACTGTGCTTGCTTTGAGTCGAGTAATAATTGGTTCACCTGTAATAGAGCTATAACTCAAAATATAGTCAGTCCCTTTTATTGCCACATTCTCGCCAACTCGCACATCTTCAACAATGCTTCCTGCCGGCAAGGTTAGTGAGCCATTTATGAGTGCTCCCTCAAAGTCTGCTCCTTCAGTGGTGTTAGATGGGTCAAAAACATTGACCATATACAGCGGACCAATGCCGGAATTCTCAAAAAACATGAAAGCAGCCTCGCAAAGAGTATAACGACCAAAGTCGTAGTTATATCCTAAACGTTCTTTCATCTCGTTTAAATTACTAATTCTTATAACCTCGCCCACCGGAGCCGGTGTGCCTGTAGCCATAAATATCGGCGCAGTGCCAACAACAAATGTACTAAACGTTTCATTAATTATTGGCGGTGGAAGCCGGGTTGGCAAAGGTACATTTACTATACCTCTTTGTAGGTCTAATACCATCTCTTTTACCTCTTTAAATATTTTCCTAAATTACTATCATACGTTCCGCTTATCTGCGCGGAAAAAGTGATTTGTGCAGCTATTGCTTGCGTGCCGTAAGTTAAATTGCCGTATTCTGTGTTTATGGTCGTGCCGGGCGCAAATTGTAACCCAACAGCACTCTTGAGCTCGCGGACAACATCAGCAACTAAGTTTTCAAGCCGCAAATCGTCGTCAAAAACTACGTCATTTTTCTTTGAGCAGGGAATAGTAGCAGTTAACGTAAAAGCAACCGTCTTTTGAAACTCTTCCGAAACATTGACCGTCTCGCTCTCTGTCTCGCCTGTGATAAGAATGAACGGTGCGCCCGAGTATTTATCGTCCATAATGTCCGGCAAGCGTTGCTCATAAACCTTAATCGTGAGCTCTTCTTGACCTTCGATATCTGTATAAATGTGCGAATACTTTCCACGCTCAGAAAAGCGCGCTTTTAAATGGTCTGATATAAGTTTTCGTAATACCTGCATTTTTTATAACCTACCTTTCGCCCTTCGTTTCGTTATCCGCATAATGCCTTTTTTAACCTCAAAAACAACTGCGCTTGATGCGTCTTCAGCAATACTTGGATCTCTTTCAAAAACTTTAATCATCATTTTACTGCTCGTTGCAAGTGCTTTTGTGCGCTTGATTGGCAAACGAGGAGCAGAAACGCGTTTAAATAATTTACCTTTAGCAAAAAATGTACCATGCGGGGTGGCGTAATACTGCTTATCTCTTCTCTCTCGCACAAAATATTCACCGCCAACTTTTCGCACTTGAAAATGATCCGCAAAAAGCGACTTTCTAAAAGCCAAAGCACCGGTTTCTAAACGGCGTCTACTTGCAGCCGGTAATTTTTGTATATACTTCTTCACGTCAGCTATCGTGCCGGGTTTCAGTAAATATAATTTGTCCAAACCGTTGATAATTCGCGGATAAAGCACTTTTTTATTTGCGGAGTTAAGCGCTTTGAGCATTATCTCGTCTTTGTCGCTGTCAAGGAGCTTTGCAGTATCAAGCAAAGCTCGTATATCCTGCGCATCTATTTGAGTAATGAGATTAGCCATTTAAGCTCCCTGCTGTGAAAGACGTATTACCAAACCGTTTGACGAGTGGTCATAGTTTATTGATGTTACTAAATAACGCTCGCCGTCAACAACCATTTTACGATTGACCGAGAAGATGGAGCGATTTTCCAAGATATTTTCGCAGATAAAAGTGAAACCTTGATCTATAAGGCCGTATTCGTCATTTTCTTTTGCCGGTGCTTCTGAAAAAACACCCCAAATTTCCGTGTCGTTTACTGTATGAAGCTCACTGAACTCACCGTGCGAACCGGTAATAAACTTCATATCGCGCCTAACCATTTTCTTAAAAACATCGCTCCTTACCATTTCTTATTGCTCTTCATCCTCTTCGACTTCCGGTTTAATTTCAAAGAGCGGAGCAGCAACACCATTTTTTATCAGTAGTGCCTCTGCTTTCGGAGTTGCACCTGTCAATAACTGGTCTTTTTTGATTATTTTACCGGCAAAATTATAGCCGTTTTCACTTATTATCTTTACCGCCATTTTTTTTCCTCTTTTGCACTTCAAATCTGTGCACACGCCTTACGTGTTTCTGCTAATAGGTTTGCAATCTGTTACTTTGACCTAAAAATTCAACGTTTTGTGGGGTGAACCGATAGCTTAATATTAGTCGCGTGCATTACCGACGTTTCACCCCTTTTTCTGCTAAACGTTAATCTTAACTAAAACCGGGTCACCGGCAGCGACAACGGTTGATTCACCGTTCCAACATACGCCCATGCGCGTATTGCTTCCCGCGGTCTGTGTTGCGCGTTTTGTTGACGCGTTAAAGTACACGGCTTGTCCCGGTGTCCACGTCAAGGCATCGGACGGTACAGCATAAACACCAACCGCCTCACCAACGACCTCATCGCCCGCTACAGCGTCTCTGTGCGGCGAAACAAAGAGCCCACCACTTAAAAGCGTTACCACGCCCGCAGTGACATCTTCAGATGTTATAAAGGTGATAGCCTCACCATCTTGTATTTTTAAACTAGCCATTTCTTATAATCTCCTTATCTTAACCTTTTTCAACCTTGACAATGCCTTTCGGGTTTACAACACTCAAGCCAAAGTATTCAAGTACACGCATCTCTAAAGCAAGCCTTGTAAAGCTCTCTCTAGCTGAAACTTGCGGACCTTCATAACCTTCTATGCGAATAATATCAAATACCGGGCACTCAACAGGGTCTGCCATAGCATACCAAGTATCACCGGTCAAATACTTGGACCTAATAACAGTCAAACCATTTACGTAGCTTGGAACACCAACAGCAGGGTTTGGCTGTTCGGGATTCGTTGTGGAATGGGTCAATAGATCCATCTGCGGATAAAGCATCGGTGAACAGATAATATACCTCGGCATAAGTCCCAATAGTTCTTGGTCTTTACCAAAAGACATCTGCGCTGCCATTAACTGATACGCTCCGCTTATAGCGTCAAGCGTTGCTGTGCCTGTACCGGACGCAGTCTTATAAATATTGGTAGTGCGGCGAGTATTCTCTGCCGGAGTAGTCACCTCAGCAAAGAGTGGAAGACCATCAAACTGAACATTAGGGTTGCCTAAGAAAAAGCCGGTATAAAGCAATTTCTCAACAGTGCGACGCCCTGCTTGTACAAAGCTGTTAGTAAAGAGCTCGAAAAATCCCACGTCGTCATTTATAATCATCTGCTCGGTCACACCCATAATCTTCGCATATGGCTTGGGCTCGTTGGTGATGCCCATATCATTCATATAATCATAGGTAATTTCGCCTTCCCAATGAACCTCAGGCAACACACCTGTTCCGCTCCAATCGTACAAATTCACCGGACGAGCGTCCTTATTCATGGTTGTCTGGGTAATCTGCTCGTAAGTGGTTTCTACCGGGCGTGTCGGCATCATGGCTGCTTTATTTGCGACATTGTCCATTATGGAGACAAAGTCAGCGGCTGACATAAAACTTGTGCCCTTAAAGAGCTCTTTGGTGATAGTCGCGGCATTCGCATATTTATCCACCTGTTTACCATTCTTTTCAAGCGCAAAACGCGCTACTTCAAAGAGTGGGATATTAGCAAACTCACCTGCGTCACCTTCGGCTTTTTTAAATCCGGCGCGGTGTAAGAGCGCAGTTGTAATTGCGTCTTTTTGCTTTTCAAACTTTTCTGCGCCAACAGTCACCGTTGCCGGTGTGCTGTCGTCCGCTTTTGACTGCTCTTCCGCTTTCTTTGTTTCGCGCGCAAGCATTACGGCTTGCACTGTCTCGGCATAACTCGCGCCTTTTGCGACATACTCCGATACATCTTCATTCATCTGTTTTCCAAATGTCAAGATGTCAGCTGTGCGCTTACGCTCAATCAGCGTAATCTCTTCAGCATTGACAGTCTCTTGCGCTGTATCTACTGTAGCTACAGCTCCATCTTCTTTTGGTGGCATTTCTGATTCCTCCTCATTTTCTACCTTTGTTGTTGTTGTGTTGTCTTCTGTCGGCGATACGCCTTCGTTATGAAAACGCTCCACGCCCACCTCATTATTTGCCGGGTAATTACAGAAACTAAACTCGTAAAGTGTCCAGTTAGTTATAACGCGACCCGCCTCATCTGCCGTAATGCTGCCGACTGTGTCACCGGCTTCAACTTCCACAGCCTTGTTTATTTCTGCGCCAACCGAAACATTTGCTATGAAACCGTTGTCAACTTTATTCTTTATCTGCAAAGCAAACTCGTCACCCGAATTAGTATCAAACTGAAACTTAACAAGCACCTTGTTGTTTTTAATATAAACATCATTTATCTTACCGAGCGGCAAACGCGAATAATCGTGATCCCAAGTTATAAAAGCGTTTCCGTTTTCTACGCGAGAAAAGTCAACCGCACCATCAGCACAGGAAAGCCATAGCGCGCCCATCCATTGCTCAACCTTTGCTTCGCTCGCCACGGACACGATATACTCATTACTGTTTTCGGTTTCATTTTGCGCACACTTGACAATGTTTGCATTTAATTGGATTATCTCTCGTTTATTGCTCATTTTCTGTCTCTGTCTCCCCACTGATGTCCGTACTATTAGTTGCTATCGGATAGGCGATGCCAAGCTCATTAAAAAACTCTACCGCCTCAGCCGTGTCTTTCTTAAAGTCATCCCAGTCTTGACCACGCTCCTTCATAGCAGCTTGCGGCGACATGATACCGCCCTCTATTGACTTAACATAAGCGCTCGCTTCTTTGGCTGGGTCTATCCACGCCATTTTCGGCCGTACAAACTCACTCTTGAAAAGTTCTTCCATATCCATACCGGCCGGCACTTCTATCTCACCGTTCGCTATAGCATTTTCAAGCCAATGTGCGTAAACGCGCGCCATAAACTGCGCACCGATTTTACTCTGCATTCTTGAAAATACTTGACGGTCCATTATGAGCGCTTGACGCGTTGCACTAAAATTTGCGCCTTTAAGGTCTCGGCTTACCGCTTCATACGAGAGCGAAACCGCTGCCGACACGATATGAATGATCTGCGAAACCATATTAGCGACATTTGCCGCAAACGCCGGAGGATTAACCGGTGAATATTTTTGCCCCGGCTCTAAAACCGTCAAACTGCCGGGCTCTATTTGCACTACCTTGTTTTGGTTCTCATCACGCCCTGTTGTTATAGCGTCATCGTTAAACCCACGAACAAATCCGGGTTCAGATTCTATAACGCCGGAAATAGCGCTGTCATTGCGCGCTTTGCGCAAAACGCAGTCAATATAATCCTCGAGGCGATTTATCAAGCTCGAAACTTTATTTAAAATGCTCGTTCCGTGAACATCCTGCCAATTTTCGAAAGTGGCGAGGCAAATAATGTCGTCAGCTGACACGGTAAAACGTTCATTATCGCGATTCTTAAAATAATACTCCAAATGTTTGCCGTAGTTGTCTATCTTGATACCGCTAAAAATGTCGCGACCGTTGCTCTTAAAGTCTAACTGGTCAATATCACGGCCAAGAAGCGTGTATTTAAGTTTGCCGTCCTTGTCCTTTTCGTACATCTCTTGAATAAACATCATGCCATCGGCAACCATTTTTCCGACCGCAAACTCTTGAATATCATAAATAGAAAAGCGCCCTGTACGGTCACACCTGTTGCTCTGACACCACTTGCGGAAGCGGTCTTCAATCACGGTATTAAACTCGGTATTACCGGTCTTTGCTTGCATATCAATACCGCTCTCGCCCATGACTCCGCTGATGTACGCATTTATAATAGCATCCTTGAGCTCGCTCGGTCTGTTTTTATGACCACTTGGCTTTGATACGCGAGTGAAGTCAATCAAGGGATTAGCGCCGGAACGGTAACCACCAAACGCGCGATGTGTGAGCATAAGAAGTCTACCGCGGATATTGTTTAATATTCTCGCTCCAAGTGTCATTCTTCTCACGGTTCACGCCCCTCACGGTAATAAGTGTCCATCGGAATAAATGTGCTCTTTCCTTTGCGTTCTTGCGCTGCCTGTTGTGCGTAGAAGTTACGCATCTGCTGAAGTTTGTTAAGATCTAAATGATTTACTGTTTGACCGTTTGCGAGCGAATACGACTGCACGCCTGAAGTAGTTAGCTCAAAAATAGCCGTGTCGATACTGGCCATCATTACAGTAGCCGGTATCTGACGTGGCTTTTCAAGCGTACAAAACATGTCATCATTCTCGTGGTCTTTCACGCGCTTATGATAACATATTCGAATTCCCTTGTCGTGTTTGTATAAAAAATCACGCCAAAATGTGCATTTTGGCGCGAAAAATTATACAAAGTCGCTGTTTTCTATAACCCTTTATAGTAATGCTTAGCGCATTGGGCGTAAACTTCGCAATCAAAATAATGGTTATCAATGCCGGGAGTTATCGGCTCCCATGTATAATTTGTGTAATTTCTGTTATCAAACCGTGGGATTTTGTGTTCTGAAGTCACCTGCTTGGCGTATTCTTCAGTCAAACCGCTATTGACAAGCCACTTTGGCTCTTTACTCCGAAGTTCTTCGTAGAACATTTCCTTGAAATATGGTGTGTAACAAGAGACGTAATGCTCGCGCGCCATACGCATACTTACCTTGGCATCGGTCGCCATCTTGTTTATACGATAACCTTTTGCGATAAAAGTTGAAGCACCTTTCACCGGAACGAATAAACTATAATTTAATGCAGCGCAAAAAGTATTGACCTCGTTCGTGTTGTAACCGTTGTCTATTAAAACCGAATTAACGCGCTTCTGTACCTTACCGTAAATATCTGTGAACTCTCGCGTCATGGTCTTATATAAGCTATTAAAACTGAGCACTTGACCAAATTCTATAGTCTCACTCTTACCTTTTGGTTGCCAAGCGCGAATGACATAATACATACAATCTTGCTGAACGTCCACGCCACCGGTCATAAATAAAGTATCAGCGGGAATTGCACCCATCGGATTGTCGCCAATTCGTTTATACACCATTTCTTGCGTTGCGTTTAAGTTTATCTCGTCAAACGGCTCGCCTAGTGTACCATTGACAAAGTTTTTCAATTTCAGCTTATCGTCTTTTGAGTAAAGAAACGCCGAGGCAACATCACCGAAATTAAGGAAAGGCGAAATCAAAGAGTTTATGGCATAGCTAACTTTGGTGCGATCATCACCACCGATAATAGGAATCCATTTGCCGCGCGAAACCATAGTAAAGCGGTCACGCTCTTCTATTGTTGCGCCGCAAAACTCGCAAACATAATAAGCGCATTGACGAGCTTCGCTTGCGGTTGCGCCCTTTTCCCACCGCAATAGATATTTGCCGTCATCTGTTTTCATGCGGAGCTTTTGATATTCGCCGCAATGAATACAGGGGCAATGATACTCATATTGTGTTGTTGCTTCACGTTTTGCGCGCCAAATATTGCCTTGACTGTGCGTTGGTTTGCTGGCCATAACAAACTTGCTTTCGATGTTGATAAAGCTCTTTCGGCGCTCTTCAGCTTTTTCTATTGGATCGTTTTTCTTGTCAGTCAACCCGAAAAGGTCCACCTCATCAGCGATTATATTTTTACAGTCCCAACTCTCTAGCCCGGCATCAATGTTAGATCCGGCAAATATGACGTTTCCACCGACAAAAGGTATGGTCATTTCAGAGTTACTTATGCGACCGGTCATACGCGCTTTAGCCGAAGGTGTGGAATCAAGAACGTGCGCGATACGTTTTGAAAGTATTCGCTTCACGTCTTCGTTTCGTGGATAGATCATCATGATATTATAAGGGTCATTAACGATAGCCCAAAGCATCATACTGTAAAGTGCTTCCGTACCGCCAACCTGCGAGGGCTTAACAAAAGAGATGTTACGTACTCTATAATCGGAAAAGTCGTTTAGAATTTGCGTCAAGTACGGAGTGATGCTGAGTGAGAATTGACGGTTATTTGATATAGATAGACGGTTTAAATCAACCCATTCGGAAATCGTGCTTACATCCTCTTCGGCAAATATATCACTAAGTTTTTTGTATTTAGTCTTTTTCAATCCAGTCATCCCACTCTTTCATGTTTTTCTTCATTGTAGATTTTATATTCCTAATAGACTTTTCAAGTTTTTGTTTAGCTTTATTACCAAGCGCAGCATCACCACTTTGCACCGCAACGTACTGGCGCAAGTCATTTGGCAATTGATTTATAAGATTTGAAAAAACTGTAAACATATCAGAAACCTTATCAATAGCTGCTTCCTTATCTATTAATTTTCCAAGTTTTATTTGGTTGGAAATTTCTTTACTTGTAGCTGCGGCAGTTTTGTCGCGCAACTGCTCACGTTTGATTTCAAGAAGCAAATCAGTCACTGAGTATCTTTCTTCTTTGCGCTCCTGCACCTTGCCTTGGATTGTCTGAATAGCTTCCACCGCCTGCTCAAAGCTCTCAATCTTACCCTTCGCACCTCTCTTGATAACGCCTTGCTTTACGAGTTTGCTGACATAAGACCTATTGACTCCGGTCTCTTTAGCTACACTATCATGCGTTATTTTGCTATACTTATCAGTTTTATTCATTTTGTATTTTGGTTACCAAATTTCTTTTTTAAAAATTCTCTAAAAACGCCGCGCGTTTCCGCCCCCGCATAGGGCATACCCCCGAGGGTAGTACCTTTTTTTTCTCACTGACCTTAGGAATCCCATACCAGAATTCTGTAGGTTTCACCATTCTTTCTGCACATGGTTTCAGCACAATTTCTTCAAGTCTTCGACACGCACCACCCGTTTGTTTCTTACGTGATGTATCTTTATACACCCTCCCCGTAACTTTCTATGAAGCTCAGAGATGGAAAGGTTTCGCCCGGCTGCCAATCGCTCAACGTCAACGTAGTCAAGGAGCTTGGCAGCTTCGGCTTTAGGTATAAGCACACGCCCTGCCTGCACATCAAGCCCACCTTGTTTATAACCAGCAGCAGCCCTCTCACCTCGTACTGCTATGAGCCACCCTCTGTTTATCATTTGGTAAATCGCGCTCGTCGATTTCCCGCAGGCCATCGCCAACTCCTGCACGGTGTAACACTCCACTCCTTCATTTTCTACGGTCTTAACTTGTCGCAAATATCCATCCTGTTCAGCGTCCACCACCACCACCTCGACTCGTCGTTCTTCTTTGGTCCAGTATTTCCGAACATTAACTCCTGCCACGCTCTTGCCACTTTCAAAGACCACATCTTCAAGCGCCCGTAATATCAGCCGTTCCTGCTGTATCATACCGCACCCGGTGTTCTTTAAGTATTTACGTTTAGCTATAGTCATTCTTTTCACATACCCATAAGAACTTGGCAAAGGAGTATAAAAGTTTAATGCTATCACCAAGACCCTGTCCGCCGTCAAAATCTCATGACATGGGAACGTACTTTCAAACGCCACGATTACATCCTCAGCAGTCAACTTAAAATCTCTATTTGTCGCATTTATTGGTATTTTAAACTTTATCATTTTTCAAAAACTCCTGTGATTAATGTGATTAGTGTCCTATATACGCTATATACGTGTGTATATTAGCTAAATTCCCGAAAATCCCAATGGGAGTATTAATCTCAATCACACTAACCCTCTTTTATGTACGATTTTGCAATTTTCACTAATGATTAATAACGTGATTATCCATTTTCCACTTTTTTAAATCAATCTTAAATTTGTGATTTTCTGTGATTAATAATTTGTGATTAACATTTTTCAAAATTCGCATATTAATCACTTTTTATTGGCTATTAATCACAATCTTTCTGCAGTCCCAGTAAAATTGTTGACCATACTCTTCACTTCTAAATCTGCCGCACTTTTCAAGCCCCATTACACTTTCTAAAATCATTACAATTTCATTACTTTCTCGCCTTGAATATCGCTCCGGATCACGACGTAAAGCATACTCCCACAGCTCTTTAATGCAAACACGATTTAGTTTATGTTTTGTGATATACTCCTCTATCATGCCTACGCGGTAGTCGTCTTCTACAGCTGCAGCTTGTCTTTCCTGCACCACCGACTCTATTGATATGCTCATATAGCACGGTAAATCGTTATTTTTATATTTATATAACGCCTCAGCCCAACACTGAAGTATATCCGCCTTACACTCCTTTTCCCACGAATACAACACCCTGCCTTGTTGTGTCACTTTGATAGGCAAAAAACGCCTGTTGCCGCTCTTGTCGGTCAGAAATTGGCTTTTATTTGTGGAGCCGATAAAGATACATTGTCGCGGTTGAGTATTTATGCGACGTTCATATACCTTTCTGTAAACATCAGTCTGGCGAGTAATATAGCTCTTGACCGCCTCCACCTCTTTAGTTTTTGTAAGTGCTAAAAGCTCGTCAATCTCACAAATCCACGCGCCCTCGATGACCTCTATTCCCTCTTTCCCCTCAATGCTGCTTATCGTGCGGTAATAATCTTCATTCATGGAAAGCCACCGAATGAACGACGATTTCCCTTCGCCTTGATGTGTACCGATTAAGACCGGCACATAGTCGAACTTACAGCCCAGATTATATATACGGTGAATACCTCCGGCAAATATTAACCTTGAGACTTCACGTGAATAATTACAGTCTTCAGCCATCATATACTTTATCAGCATATCTTCCATGCGCGTATGACCGTCCCACTCCACCGATTCTATAATATCTTTTAGCGGATGATACCCCTTTTCGTCAAAAAGCACGTTTATGGCATCGGTGAGCTTAGCGGGGTTGTGAATACCATACTTTTCCTCTATAAACATACGCGTGCGACTGTCGTCTGATTCCTTCCAACGCTTTCCACGTATTTCCGGAAGGTGCGACATAAGATTAAAGGTCATATCGCTAAAAACAGGGTCATAAGAGAGGATATTTTTAAAATTGCGAATACTACTCATCACCTGCCCGCTGCCATCCTTCATAAGCGGAATATTTGTCCTAACCGGCCCAATATGTTCGCCCTGCGCCTCACGTAACTTCTTTTGCGCTGTATCATATGTTTTAAATATCTTTTTCAGCTCAACATGACAACTCTCTTTTTTCGCTTGAACTATCATCATTGCCTTTAAGCGCTCCTGTTCAAGTCCGTCATCTATATTGTATAACGCGTTGATGACCTCTTCACTCATGAGAGTTAGGGCGTCAAACGCGATTATATCATTTTCCGTTAAATACATTTTTCAAAATCCTTATAAAGTTTTTCACGTATTTCTTTAGCAGGTGGATTATCTTTGGTGTAATTAAAATACAGATAATCTGCGTAATGTTGATATTCGAGCGCGAAACTATATCGTGGATGCCACACCTGCTCCGGGTAGTTTGGCTTATATTTTAAAACCCATTTTTCGCATAATTTTGCAATATTTACCAAATAAACAAAAAAATCTCGCACCTCTTCGCGCTCCTTCTCGTTCTCGCGTTTCAGTTTTTCCCGAAGCTGTTTTGCTTGGCGGTATTGCGTCAAAGTCTGCTTTTCAGCCACTAAGCCAAAATCAGCAGCAATACGCTTAATGCTTTCTGCATAACTTATCCTAAAAAGCTCAGCCACGAACTTTATTTGGTCGCCGCCGGTATGACATTTAAAGCAGTAAAAGGATTTTTCATACAGCTGAAAATTGAGATTATCACCCATGTGCAGCGGACAGTTTGAGCGCCCACGCGCTACTTTTCGCTCCGGCGCATATCTTCCAAATATTTCTTTCATCGTCAATTGCGATTTTATCATATCCCTTAACACAATATCCCTTCCTTTTTGTAGTATGACTTGCGGACTTTATATGTGCTTAAGCAATACCCGATATTCTCATCCACAAAGTCATAAATTGTTGGCTCTGCTTTTCCTTCGAACGGCCGCGCAATGCGTCCAATGCTTTGCGTAACAACTGCGTAATCCTTCTTTGGTAGGGCTAAATAAAGGTGGCTTAAGCGCGGGATGTCTAATCCCTCTTTAGCGAGTGAGTAGGTCGCAAACAGTAGCTTTTTAGCCCCTGTGCGCATATCTTCAAATGCCGCGTCTCGCTCTTTCATTGAGCTTTTACCGGAGAGCATACAGCAAGCTTCCGGCTCGTCACATAAAGCCATCAACTTGCTTAAATGCTCTAACCTGTCGCTTAAAATCAGCCCGCTGTGAGCTAAATTACTATTAAAGATATCAGCTATCAGTTTATTGCGTGTTTCGTTTGTGGTCAAGTATTTTAGCAACTTTGAGTAGTCGAGCGTGCCGTCACTTGCCAAATAGTCAAAGCTCTCTTCAATACTTGTACTTATAGCTTCCAACCTCGCTGTGAGCGTCTGTGTCTGCGACTTTTCAACCATATGAGCTATGTCTCCCAAAACGTAGGTAATTACCTTCTCAAGTCCGTCTGAGCGGTGAAAAGTGGCGGTTATGCCATACTTATACCGTGCAGCTAGTGCAGAAAGTATTTTATAAAACATCGCGATATATTCTGCTTTCGCGCAAATCCTGTGACACTCGTCCGTGATAACCACATTAAAAGCGTTCTTAAGTTCCGCAAGGTCTCTATTGTGCAAGCTCTGCACGGTGGCAAAAGTAATATCGCGGCCAAGTTCATAGCGGCCGTCCATTATTACGCCGAAATCACCCTCCGGAAAGAACTTCTTTGCGCGCGCCATGCTTTGCATTACAAGGTCTTTAGTGTGCGTGAGCCACAAAGCGCGTCTTCCGAGACGTTGGATAAGCCCGAGCGCAATTTGCGTTTTCCCCGACCCCGCAGGGCTTATAAGCACACCATTTCGCGCAGCAACCAATTTATTAACTGCCTCTTCTTGGTAACCCCAAAGCCCCACATCACCCTTTAAGGTTATCGGCTTAGTCGACGCTAAATCCACAGAATAACCGCTGTTTATGATCGTCTCTTTAAGCTCGTCAATCAAGCCATATGGCAGATAGAGCTTATCCACATCGCGCTTATAAAGCAAAATGTTTTTGGGGATATTTCTCGTCCACCTTCCGGCCCTTTCTGCAGATAAGTAAGCAGGGTTTGACATGGTCAACTTGCGTGTGTATAAATCCCACACCTCTTTTGTTGGCTCTTCAACTATTATTTCATTTGAAATCTGAAATTTCATAAAATTCGCTCTCATGTATCCTTGTCTTGCTAAAATCTATCTCTGAAAATCTGATTGTTTTTATCTTATCGCTTTTCGCAAATTTCACCACGATGTAGTTATTATCACTTCCCAAGCTTTCCAAAAGCTTAAATGCCGTGCGTTGATTTTCGCGTATATTGCTAAGGGAAAAATATTCCTCATGGCACACTTTGCAATCCACCTGCGCGCTTCTGTTATTTTTTAAAAGCTGCACATCAAAGGGTTGTTGCCCACCTCTTCCGGGTGTATTCAGGTGGGCATAATACCCTTGCGCCCTCATAATCTCGCAGAACTCGTTTTCAAAACTGTTCCCACTCTTCTTATTATTGTTATTGATCTGCAAAAGGATCATCAACTTCTATTGGGTACGCACTTTGGTTATATTGTGTTGTTTGCGACATAGTCAATCTCTTCTTTTGTGGTATACCGAACGCGCCGGAGCGGATTTTGTCTGCCGCCATTGGTCTAAACGGTTTTACACTTGTAAGCACTTGCCCTTTGTCGCTCAAATACTCCTCTTCACCAAATAAATAGCCAACTATTTTACCGACTAAACTGTTCTCGTCCTGATTCCAAATATAGCCCGGATTACTCTCGGTTACAGCTTTTAGAAAGTTAGCTAAGGACTTGAACTTGTGTTCCGGCTTTAGCGTTATATATAATGTTCCGGGTGAGTGTCCGGTCTCTGAACGTTCAGCTATTTTCTGAAACAGTCCGGCGTAATTACCTTCAGCTATTTCTAAGCCAATCTTTAAATACATTTTAGAAGCGTCATTTGTCACCCACAAAATGCGGCATACATAGCCACCGGCAGGTTGTCTGTCAACATCAGCGCATTGCGCTATTTGGTCTTGTGTGAAATTAATCATTCCTTTTCTCTCCTGTTGTTGTTTTAATTGGGTTCAAGCCCCAATATTCACGAATAATGCCATCTACGGCTTTTAAGTCATTCGGTATCTCTTTGCTCTCAAACATCTCAAAAGGGCTTTTGCAAGTGCTGTTGCCGTTGTTGTTGGTCTCAAAAACATAATTTTCGCCGTCAGTTTTTGCCATCAAAACTATAGTAAAAAGCCCTTCGAGCGTCAGCCAATTGTCTATCATTTTTCCGATAGTTTTGGCTTTTATTTTG